CGTTTCGTTCGGCTGCTCAGATCACAGAGGACGAGCGGGAGGCCGCAGACGCCAGCCCTGCACTGGTAGACATCCCCGGCACTCGGGCGCACACAGAGCGTGACGTAGCCGAGGCCCAGCAGAGCACACTCGGCAACGTAGTCGATGGCGTGCTGGAGTTCACCGCAGTTGCGCCGATCTACCGAAAGATCAAAGACGAGGGCTGGACCGGGCTGGTCGGCCTTCGCGAGGATGCGGATGGCTACGACAAGCGGGAGTTCGCCAAGAACGCGGACCCGCGGCTCGACCGCCACATGATCGACGATATCCAAGACGAGCCCAACCTGCCCGCAGCTATGCGTGCGCACCAGCGCTACGTGGACGAGCTTGATCGGCAGGAGCGCATGGCCGTGCAGATGCCCGGCTCTGGGCTGGCGCACTTGGTCGGCGCGTTCTTGGACATCGACGCTCCCCTGTTCCTCGCGTCCGGTGGTGCCTATGGTGCCGCCAAGGTGACGCAGAAGACGATCAAACTCAGCCAGCGTATGGGCCTGACCTACAAGGCAGGCGAGCGGCTGGCTTCCACCGTCGCGGGCATCAACGCTGGTGTGCAAGGCGGTGCCCTCGTGGGTGTTGGCGAGTTCACCACCAAGGAAACCGCTACATGGGAGAACCTCGCGGCGATCCTGCTGGCCTCCACCATCTTGGGCGGCACGCTCGGTGGCGTGGCGAACACTGGCAAGCGGCTGCACGCAATCGAGGCTGAGAAAGAGTTCCTCGACCGCGTGCGGCGTGATGACCCGAACCTCAAGGAGACGCCGGACATCGACAACGGCCTTAACTCCAACGAGACCGTGGCCCCTGACGAAGTGAACCTCTTCACCGCCAAGGGCGACGAGACAGAGCCGGTGCAGAACGTGTTTAGCGACCCCGAAACGGGCGCAACCGTGATCGGTGGTGAGCAACCCCGAAGTCTGGGTGCTGCTGCTACCGGAACCGGAGGTAGACCCCAGCGCGTGCTCAATGACCCGCTAGGGCCTATTGGCCGCGAGGAGGCTGAGATCATCGACAGGACCGACCGTATCCGCTACGAGAGCGGCTTTCTCGAAAAGAAGCAAGAACTGGCGCGCAGTGCGTGGACAAAGCTCGCGCACAGCAAGCTCGGGCGCTTCGGTGTGGACAACTTTGTGCGGCTCTACGAGAGCCAGAGTTCCACGCTGAACTTCCTGAGCAGCCATGTCTTCGAGAGCGCGAGCGGCATAGGCCGCGGACGTGCCACTGCCTCCGTAATCATGGACAACTTCCACAGGCGCATCCAAACGCACATCGGCGATAAGATTAACCCGTTGATGCATAAATGGGCCACGGAGAACAACAGCAGCTTTCTCGGTTCCGGTTATAACATCAGCAGCGCTGGCAAGCGAGCGTTCAATCGCGAGCTTATGCTGGAAATGTCTGACCGCGCAATGGGCCGGACTTCCCGCAGGAACCGGCACGTTGTCGAGGCCGCGGACAACTACGAGGCGGCAGGCAAAGAGGCATTCAAGATCGGCAAGGGCGAAGCCGGGCAACACGCTGTTGACGGCTTCGAGCACTTGCCGGAGCGCCGGGGCTACAATCCCTATCGTTGGGATGGAGCCAGCATCGAAGCGTTGCTCGCGAACGGTGTTCGCAGGTTGGACCTAGAGGAGGCGATGGCCGCAGGCTACCGCTCTGCTGGGATGGACCTAGGCAAGGACGCGAACAAGGTCGCCAAGGCTGTTATTCATCGCGCGCTCGCGCGCGAGAACGATCTGGACAGCAGTGTGTTCACTTTGCTGTCCGGCGACGGTCGTGAGTTCATGGCCGAGAGCCTGCGCATGTCTGGCCTGAACGACGCCGAGGTCAAGAACCTGATGACACGCCTTGTAGGCAGTGTCGAGGATCGGGCCAAGGAAGGCTTCGCGAAGTCGCGGAACGAGATTGATCTCGGGATCGCTGTCAAGAACTCGAAGGGCGAGGACATCAAGCTCGTCGACATGATGGAGCAGGACATGCACCGGACATGGCAGCGATACTCGCGGCAAATGTCTGGAGCGGCTGCTCTCGCCCGGCAAGGTATCACCAACCGGGCACAGCGCTCTACGTTCATCAAGGCCGCACAGGCTGAGCAACGCGCGCTGGGCGAGGAGGTCATGGAGACCGATCTGCTGCAAGCTATGTTCAGTCACTTCAACGCAGGGCCGACACACGGCTTCTTCGATGGCGTGACGAACGTGGGCGTGGGGCAGTTCGTGGCCACGGCCAAACGCCTCGCGAACCTTGGCCTGCTGGAAAAGCTCGGCATCACTCAGCTTGGTGAGACCGGGGCGATCATCGGGCAGGTTGGCGCCCGAAACTTCTATCGCCGTGGACCTATGGTTCTGTGGGATAAGCAGATGCGTGAGGCCAACCGGGTGTTGCTCAAGGACGTGGCGTATGTCACGGGTGACATCGGTCGAGATCAAACCTACTTCGCCGAGTGGTTCGACATGGACGACGTAAGCAACAACGCGAAGAACTCGTGGCTCAAGCGCGTGAGTGCGCTGTCCAGCAACGGCGCGTTCGTTCAGTCCTACACGAGTGCCTTTAACCATGTGCGGAAATACCAGCAGCAGATCGCTACGCTGGGTATGATCGACAAGGTGATGCGGACGCTCAAAGAGGGCGACTACGAAACGATGCTGACACGCTTTGAGGACGACTTCGGCCTCGGGCGCGCTGAACTGGATGGTATCCAGCGCATGGTGGACGACGGCCTGATCACTTTCCACCCGGAGGGGCACGTTAAGGAACTGAACCTCAAGGACTGGAACCCGAAACTACGGGAGACCTTTGGCGCGTCAATGGCCCGGAACATGAACCAGACGGTGCAGAAGTCCCTCGCTGGAGAGCAGGATGCATGGATGCACACGGGCTGGGGCTCCGTCATGACCCATCTGATGACGTTCCCTATGCAGGCGTTCCAGAAGCAGTTCATCCGCAACGCGCGGCACCTGGACATGCAGGGCTTCGCGGCCATCAGCTTCGGCATGGCCACGGCTATGATCGCAGTCAATGTCCGAGATGTGATCGACGGAAGAGACCGCTCACAAACAGACCGGAGTGTGGCCGCGTTCACCTACAACAACATGACCGGCTGGATACCGATGGTCACAGACCCCGCGATGACTATCATGGGTCTGGAGGATTATCGGATCAATCCGTTCGGGCATCACGCGAGTGTGGTTCCGCCCGTGTTCACTCAGGCCGACAGTCTGCGGCGGGCACCCGGAGCGTTGCTCACCGCAGCAGCCGGAGAACCGGACTACTACGACATGCAGGCGTTGAAGGCCCTCCCGTTCGCGGGCACCTACTTCGCCAGTCGTATCTTCAACTGAACGACGGGCCGGGGCAAGCGCTCCGGCCCACCACCCAACAGGAGGGCCAAGGATGGCTTACAGCACAAACCAGTTCACCTACGCGGGTGGCGCGCAGACCTTCACCCTGTCCCTAGGACTGGGCTACTTGGAGGAGGCGGATATAGCAGTCTACGTTGTCGGGGAACTCGACGGCAGTAGCAACCAGATTTACCGGACATTCACCTTCGACAGCGAGTTCGTCGTGCGAGTGACCGAGAGCCTCGACGTCGACGACGAAGTGGTTGTGGAGCGCACCGTGTCGAAGACCGCGTTCGAAGTGGACTTCGAGACCGGCGGGTCTGTGACCGGGCGCAACCTGATGATCCAGTTCAAGCAGCAGTTCATGCTGATGCAGGAGTTGCTCGACGGGCGCATCGACGGCACCGACGTAACGGCACAGGCGACCATAGCCGCCGCTGGCGCAGTCAGTGCGAACACCAGCGCCATCGCTGCACTGGCCTCCGAGGTCGCTGCTGCGGCTTCCGCGGCGTCGATCAACCTCACGGACTACGTCAAGAAGGATGGCTCCGTGGACTTCACGGCTGTGCAGGTCGGTATCACTCCGGTTCTAGCCGCCCATCTTGCCACGAAAGACTACGTGGACGGAGCAGGCGCGGGTGCGGCGTGGTTGCTGGACGGCTCCGTGGCTATGACTGGACTAGCGAAGCTCAAGGTTGGAACCTCTCCGACGCATGACGATCACGCGGCCCCAAAGAAATATGTGGACGACCAGATCGTTGCTGGTATCGCGCCCAAGGCACCGTTGGCGTCTCCGACGCTCACAGGCACGCCTGCGGCCCCTACGGCTGCTCCGAGCACCGACACGACCCAGATCGCCACCACGGAGTATGTGCAGGCGGAGATCGCCGCTCTGCCCTCTGTGGGCCTCGCGTGGACCTTCGTGGAGAACGTGTATGACTTCGGGGGCGACGGCATCTTGGCCTCTGCTGAAACCAGCAACTTCGTGGACGGCTTCGAGTATATGCTGGACTTCAACTCGTGGTCGAACAACGATGGTGGTCAGGCTAGAGGCACCATAGACTTCTACGGCGAGACGGCTGCTGCCTATCAGGGCGAACGCTGGGCGGCGGCGAACCTAAACTCTTCGGCTACCCCATCCGGGTTCCTGTTTTTGCCGACCGTGCGTTCCTCCCTCGCTGTCCACTTCGTCACTGGTGCCATGCAACGGGACAACGATGATCTCGACAACCAGTGGTCGGGCACATGGATAATGGCCGCGCAGAAGGTTCTCAAGGCGAAGATCGCCTTCGACACTTCTAGCATGGACGGCGGCACCGTGAAACTCTATAAGAGGGCACTCTAATGTCGATGAAAGCAGTATGGAGACGGACCGGCACTGGGCCTCTGACGCGCAGGATCGTTCCACTCACGGTGGTGGAACAGCGCGAGCATGACGCTGTTCATCCGCCCGAGGAAGTCACCAAGTTGAGGCTCGTGCGCGCACTGCGCTCCGCGGGCCATCTGGCTGCGGTGCAACAGCACATGAACGGTGCACCGCCTTCCGCCGTCAAGGAAGACTGGGCAGTTGCATCTGCGATTGCCCGGCAGGACGAAATCATCGTGGAACTCGTCGCAGTTCTCGGTATCACCGAGGAGGACATGGACGCGCTGTTTGTGTTGGCCGAGTAATGGCACCACGCGAAGACCCCGGATACACCAAGCTCCTGCTGTTGGTCGGTGAGATCGCTGGGGATGTGAAGAACATCCTCACTCACCAGTCACGGCAGGACGACCGTATCGACCGTAACGAGGCTCGACAAGGCGAGACGAATGAAGACATGCGAAAGCGTATCATCGCCCTTGAGAAATTCAAGGGCAAGATGCTCGGGATCGCGCTCGTCATCCCGCTCGTTGTCAGCCTCTTGTGGTTCATCCTAGAGAGGTTCACCTGATGGCAAAAGGATCAGCCAAAGAACACACGATGGGCAACCTGCACGACAGGATTGCTCGCGTATTCGAGAAGGTGCTTGCCACCTACGAGAAGCGACTGGACGCCGTTGACGGACTTGATGCAACAGTCACCGCGGATTTGGGAGAGGACATGCTGTCCCTCCTGATGGGAGACAACATCATGCCTAACCCCGCCATGCTCGCTGCCGTGACGAAGTTCCTCAAGGACAACGACATCTCCTATGACACCGAAGAGGTCGAGAAGCTGTCTGCGACTGAGGAGCGCCTTGCGGCACGTAGGGCCAAGCGCACTAATCTGTCGTCCCTGACCAAGCTGGCGCTCGTCGAGAATGGCTGAGCGGCAGTGGACGGCAGGTGAGAGATGGGCTGAACTCAAGCTACTCCAGAAGGAGTATGCCGAGTTCAGCACCTTCTTGTTCGATGTCATTGAGGGCCTGATGGGCTTCAAATGCACTGCCGTGCAGCTTGACATCGCAGCCTTCCTTGAGCACGGCCCGCAGTATCGCATGATACAGGCGCAACGTGGTCAAGCGAAGACAACGATCACCGCAGCCTATGCTGTGTGGAGGCAGATACAAGACCCTACGACCCGCGTGTTGATCATCAGCAGCGGCTCCGACATGGCCACAGAGATCAGCGGCTGGATCATCCAGATCATCATGGGCATGGAGGAACTCGAATGCCTGCGCCCAGACCGCTCTACGGGGGACCGTGCATCTGTCAAAGCCTTCGACATCCATCACGAGTTGAAGGGACCGGAGAAGTCGCCGTCCGTGGCTTGCGTCGGCATCACGTCGAACTTGCAGGGCAAGCGCGCCGACCTCCTGATCGCGGATGACATCGAGAGCAGCAAGAACTCCATGACGGAGGTCCAGCGTGCTCGCCTCGTGCACTTGACGCGAGATTTCATCTCGATCTGCTCGCTGGGCGAGATCATCTACTTGGGCACGCCCCAGAGCATCGACAGCGTTTACAACGGCCTCTACAGCCGTGGTTACGTCATCCGCATTTGGCCGGGCCGGTATCCGACCCAGAAGGAGCAGGACAACTACGGAGAGCACCTAGCTCCCAGCATCGCCGCAGCAGTGGCTAAAGACCCGACGCTCCGAACTGGAGGCGGGCCTATGAGCAGCCGCGGGCAGGCCACGGACCCCGTGCTCCTACCCGAGGACGTTCTGATCGCCAAGGAGATTGATCAGGGCGCTGCATACTTCCAGTTGCAGCATATGCTCGATACGCGCTTGAGTGATGCAGAGCGGTTCCCGCTGAAGTCGGCGAAGATCGTCTTCATGCACATCAGCCGTGATCGCGCACCGCTGCATATCAACTTCCAGCCCTCCCCGCCGCAGCGTGTTCACACACCCGCGGACTGGCCGATCACGGACCACTACTATAGGGCCTCTGGCTTCGGTGAGGACTTCGCGCCATTCGTATCGACGCACATGTATGTCGATCCTG